TAATTTCTTTAACTTCAACATTTGGTATTGCTTCTGAAGATTTAGCAAAAAATATTGACTTTTTAAACGCAGTAGAAAACCAAACTATTCTTAACATTGATGATTTAACAACTGCAATTCCTAAAGCAGCACCAGTAATCAAACAACTTGGTGGTGATGTTCAAGACTTAGCATTCTTTATGACTGCAATGCGTGAAGGTGGTATTCAGGCTGGAGAAGGTGCTAACGCATTAAAGTCTGGTTTAGCATCTTTAATTAATCCAACCAAAAAGGCATCAGAATTCCTTGGTGGTATGGGCATTAACCTTAAAGGAATTGTGGAAGCAAATAAGGGAGACGTTAAAAAACTTGTAATAGATTTTGGTTTGGCCTTAGACAAGTTAGAACCATTGAAACGTGCTCAAGCAATTGAACAACTATTTGGTAAGTTTCAGTTTGCTCGTATGTCTACACTATTTCAAAATGTTATTAAAGAAGGAACTCAGGCTCAAACAGTAGCACAGTTAACTAGTGCAACAGTCGAAGAGTTAGCAATATTATCTGAACGAGAAATGAAAAAAATTGAAGACTCACCAATGTACAAATTTAAGAAACAAATTGAAGACTTAAAGGTTACCTTAGTTCCTATTGGTGCAGAATTCTTAAAGGCATTAACTCCAGTTGTTGAGTTTTTCTCAAAAATATTAAATAAGTTTAATGACTTTAGCGACGGTACAAAACAATTTATAACATACTTTACAGCAATCCTAGCAGGTATAGGACCAGTAGTACTTATGTCATTTGGTTTGCTTGCTAACGGTTTGGCAAATATAATTAAAGGATTTACAGCCATTAAGGGAGTATTTAATAGGGCTGGACAATCATCTACCGTTCTGGGAATGCAAACAGACTATCTTACACAACAACAACTAGAGGCTGCAGCAGTTGCTGCTTCTTTAGATCAAACACACATGAAGTTGACTCAAAGTTTTAATTCAGAAGCAGAAGCAATTAGAAGACTTGCAGCATCATACAATCAAGCAGTAGCAGCACAGCGTGCTTTTGGTATGGGCGGTATGCCAGGAAAAGGACCTAGACCTCAACCTAAAGGATATGAAAGCGGCATAGTAAGTGTACCTGGACCAAAGGGTGCAGGAGATGTAGTACCAGCAATGCTTTCACCAGGAGAGGCTGTAATTCCAGCAAAACAAAATAAAAAATTTGGTGGACTAGTTAAAGGAATTATTGCTAACAATATACCTGGTTTTGCAAACGGTAGTGAAAGAATAGGTTCTGGTTCACAAGGAAGAATTGGAAAATCTAATTCAACTGTTATGAGACCATACTCTGCAAATGTCTCTAATACATCTGGGTTGGTGCCATTTGGAAGTATAAATCCAGCGAATATGGCAGACCTGACTAGCATTTATGCTAAACAAATTATTCAACAGTCTGGGTTAAGTGCAAAATCTATCGTGTTAGAAATAAAGGCATGGGAAAATGCTAATCGTGCAGCAATAAATCTTGCTACACAAGCCGTTAATGCAGGAACTCCAGCAACTCAAGCATTTTCTGGTTTAATAAATAAATTTAACACAGACATGAGAAATGCAAATGGACCATTTCATCAGTTTACAACAACTGCACAAACTATGGCTCCGCAATTGCAACAAGATTTAATACAAGCACAAGCAGAAGCAAGAAGATTAAGGTTAAATTTAAAAAATGCAGCAGATGTTCAAACTCTTGCAACTAATTTACCAAACAATTCAGTTGCACAATCAATGAATACCCCTGGAGCATTCTCTGGACTTTCTAGAGTTAGAAGTGCAGCATCTTCATTTTTTGGCGGTGCTCGAGGAATTTCAACACATGGCATACCTAGATTTATGATAACACCAGGAAGTGAGCCAGCAAGTCTTTCATATAAAAAAGCAACTTCTCAAGAACATTTTAGCGAGAACTTAGTCCAACAAGAAAACAAAGTTAGGATGCAAAGTCAGAGAGCAGCATCTAGACTAGTTAACAGTGCTGTAGATGGAATGAATACAGAATTTCAAAATAATTCACCGTCTAAAAGAATGCGTAAAGCCGCTCAAGATGGAGCACAGGGTGCAATTGTTGGGATGCAAGAGTCTGTTGACGATATGCAAAGAACAGGTCGCCAACTTGGACAAGCAACGGTATTAGGTGCTTCACAATCAGCAAATGCTATGTATGGAAAATCAACTGGCATTACAGCAACAGAAAAATCAATTAGAAGACAACAGGATAAACTAGCAAAACAAAATAAACTTATTAATGTTGCTGGATCTGCAGGTACTGATTCTAAAGCAAAGGGTGCTACAGGACAAAGAATTTCTTCTGGTATGGGAACTGCAGCAATGTCTGCCTCTATGGTTGCAATGATGGGTTCAATGGCCCCTGGAAAAATTGGTGAAATGTTTCAAAAGTTAATGATGCCATTGATGGCTCTTTCTATGATAATCCCACTTCTTGGTTCTAAGTTTGGTGCATTAGGAGTTGGCGTTGGAGCACTTGTTGGCCTGTATGTTCAACAAAGAATGGCAATGGACAAGGCAAGAGATGCAGCGATAGATTTAGCAGAAAAAACTGGAGCATCATCTAAAAGTATACAAGAGTTAGCAGAATTTGCAGGTAATGTATCTGCCTCAGAAATAATGAACAGAAGAAGATCTGATAGAGTTAAACAGTATCAAACAGTTCAAGGTAAGACCACTTTTGGTGAATCTTTTGTTACTGGAGAAAAGGGTCAGGCATTAACTAAAGCAGTTGGACAAAACATTGCTGCTAATGGGGTTTCTGGTGCAGGTGGATCTTTAACAAATCAATTAGCAACAGCAGTAACTTCTGGAGCATTGTCAGCCCAAGAAGCAAGATCTATTGCACTTAATATAGGAGACCAAATGGGCAACATGGCATTTGGACTTAAAGTAAATGCTGAACTATCAAAACTGCTAGGACCTAATGGTGAAAACTTAGTAAAAGATCCATTAAAAGTAAGAATGGAATTAGTTGATCAAGGAAACAAACAACTAAAAATGTTAAATACTGCAAGACCAGCAGCCTCCAGGTATACAGGAAAAGATGTGAAAAGTATTGGAGGATACGCTCTTGCAGGTGCAGGTGCAGGAGCAGCCCTAGGAGCAAAGGCAGGTGGTGCTATTGGACTGGTTGGTGGACCAGCAGGAGTGGCCATTGGTGCTGGAATTGGATCAGTTGTTGGAACTGGTATAGGTGCAGTTGCTGGTGGAATTTATGGTAATACAGAAAGAAAAAAAAGAATGTCTTCCGCCGCTGGTGCAGAAGTGGCTATGTCTGCAATTGCTTTACAACAAAACCAACAAATGTTAGATGGCTTACAAGTCGAATATGAAAAAAGAATTGAAATTGCTAGGGCTGCTGGAGATACTGTAAAAGCAGAAAAACTACAAAATGATTATATAACTAGTAGACAAAAGTTATTAGATAAACAACAAGAAACAACACAAATAATTGATGATAATTTTGTAAATAGTAGTAGTGCAATGCAAAAAGCATATCAGAATTCAGCAGATAAGATGGCTACAAAAGCATATGAAGGTACAATGTTTGGAGATGTTGTTCCATTAGCACAAGATGCAATTGCTGCTTCTCAGGGCAGCAAACTTGCTAAAGTAAAATTAACTATGGAAATGGCAAATAAAAATATAGATCCAGCAACTATGATATCTTTATTAGATTCTTTTGGTGATAACAAAAAAGACCTTGATGCAGTTATGAATATAATAACAAAATTTGGTGGAACCTCAGCAGCAAGAGTTGAACAAATATCTTCATTGTTTTTAGATAGCAAAGGTGAAATAGATAAAGAAGCACAAAAGAATTTCTTACTTAATGTTGAAGGTGCAGCAAATGATCAAGAAGCACAAGACACTATTGATTTTTACGAACAACTAACAATGACTGGTGGAGAACTAGACATTGCTTATTTAGTTAATTATTATGAAAATAATAAAGATGCAAGAGATAATCTAAATAATTTGTATGATCAGATTAAAGAAAATAAAGGAAAGTTAAGTTACGATGTTGCAACTACATTTTTACCACCAGAATATTTGGGTGCAATTGATAAAGAATATTTTGATAAGTTAACTGAAAATGAAAGACAAGTTTATTTAAATGAAATTGCTACGGTGATGTCTATACAAGATAAGACTGTTTTTGATGGTGACCCAGAAGTTAAAAAATGGTTAGGTGAGCCAGCCAGTATTGGTGGGGGAGAAAAATTTAGAAACGCATCTTTTCCAGTTCAAAAGCAAGCATATGCAAATGCACTTGGACAAAAGAAAACAAACGCAATGGATCCTACTGTAGCAACTCCATTTGCAGATGAAGAGGGTGCTGGAAGTGGCGGGGGACCAACAGGGTCACCATTAGACGACATAGTAAAGAAACTAAGAGACGTAAGAAAGGCTACCCAGGAACTCACAGTAGGTTGGGATGCCTCTGGAAAGGCCTTAAAGAAACTCTCCAAAGAAACATTAGGGTTTGGTGGTTTGGCACAAAAACTTAGAGGTCAAGGTGCTAATCAAAATACTATTGATTTTATTACTGGATTATCCGCAGAAGATTATGACAAATATAAAGGAATGTTTAAGGACATAAGTGTTTTACAAAAAGCATTAAACAATATTGCTTTAGGTGAATATCAAAATGATCAAGAAAAAATTGTTGCAGACACAAATAATCAAGCGGTTGCTTTTAGAAAATTAGTTAATGCGGGAATGCCAGTTGCTGATGCATATGAAGCAATTAAAGATAATGCATTTGCAGCCGCAGTTGCATCTGAAAAAACAAACAAAAGTTTAACAAGCATTGTATCATCTAAAGCAAAAGCAATAGTAGCACAATTTAAAAATGCTATGAGTATGGGAAATTATTCAGAAGCATTTGATCCTGGCTATAATGCAGCAATGAAATACTTTGATATTCAAGAACAAATTATTAGACTTGGAAGAAAAGGTGAAATAAATAAAGAAAAACTAATAGTTGATAATGCAGAAAAACAAATTAAAGTAGCACAACGTATTCAAGCAGCAAACAGTTATTTAATATCAAGATATGAAGATGGACTAAATACAATAAATGATGAAGCAGAAAAAATTAACAACAAGTATGATAAGCAGTTTGAATCACTAGATAAAATACAAAAAGTAAATGAAATTATTGCTAGACAAGAACAGGGAAGGCTGTCTGTTGCACAAGCACTTTCTGAAGGAGATGTTTATGCAGCGGCACGAGCAGCACAAGAACTTCGTGCACAAAATGCAGCAAGTTCACTTGAGCAACAAAGAACTGGTATGGAAAATGCAAGAGATAATCAAATTAATGGTTTAACTTCAAATGGATTAACAAGAGATCAATTAGAAGAAAAGATAAAAAACTTAAAAAATCAAAATTATAGAATTGAACAAGATACTATTGCACCTCTACAAGAACAAGCAAGACTAGCACAAGTACAGTTAGACATTATAGAAGATAAAATAAAACAAGATGTTGAATCTTTAAGATTGGCTGGATTAACTAAGGACCAATGGGGAGAACAAAATACTAAAATACAAGCAGCAGAGTTTGCTACAGGAAAATATAATCAAGCAATAGCACTTTCTAAAAAAGCAGTAGATGAGTTGGCAAGTTCATGGGACTCAGTTATTGCAAAAATGAATTCTTATAATAACAACCAAGTAGATTTGTCTGGACCTACCAATACTGGTAAAAAAGAAATAAGACGTGTAAAAAATAAAGATGGTTCGACAACTATATACTACGATGATGGAACTGAAGAAACAATTGATAAACCAAAAGCCTCTTCTGGTAGCGGTGGTACAGGGGGCAACTCAGGAGGATCGTCATCATCTCAAAACTTGTCTAGTTTAAGTGCTTCTCAAAAAGCAACTTTGTCAACTGGACTACTTAAGACCTCTGCTCAAAATCTTGCCTATACCCCTGCTAAAACAATTTATGATAATAAAATGAAACCAATTGCAACTATTCCAGCACAAGCCCCTAACGCTAATCAGTTAGCAACAGCAAGATACAGTGCTATGGCTGCAGCATATTTAACTCCAAAGAAAAAAGCACTTGGCGGAATGATTTCAAAATTTGCTTCAGGTGGTTTTGCAGTTGGAACAGACACCGTTCCAGCAATGTTAACTCCTGGAGAATTTATTGTAAGTAAGTATGGTGTAGATAAATTTGGGGTAGATAACCTAAAGGCAATAAATAAAGGTAACTACGAACAATCATCTTCAGTGTATAATTATAACTTGAGTGTTAATGTTAAGTCTGATGCAAACCCTAACGAGATTGCTAGAACGGTAATGATGCAGATTAAACAAATAGATTCTCAAAGAATCAAGGGGAATAGAATATAATGGCAACTTTAAATTACCTTGCTGGTAGAAAAAAATACGGTAGACCACAGGCACTTTTATTTGCAGACTCCCCTGGAACTCTCGTTTCTACTGCAAACGGTTTAGTGCATGTTCCTGTTGGATATGAAGTTGGCACAGATCCAACTCAAATTGAAGAGACGGCAAATAGTTTTTTTATTATTTTATCAGATCATAATCGTGGACCTATAGATGTTAAATACAACAGGCTTGAACAAAAAGAAAGAACTATAAATGGAAAAATGAGATCTTTTTTTATTGCAGATAAAAACATATTCTCTATAAATTGGCAAAATTTGCCATCTAGATCTTTTAGCAACATTGCAAATTTTAATTCAACAACTGGAAAAGAGGATGTTGACTTAGAAAAGTTTACAGTGGATGGGGGAGCAGGTGGAAACGAATTGTTGAGTTGGTATCTAGAACATCCTGGATCATTTTATATGTTTGTTGCTTATGATAGGTATGTTGATTTTAAACAAGAAGACAATACAATGAACAGGCTTAATGAATATCAAGAAGTAAAAGAAGTTTTTATATCTGAATTTTCATATAATGTAAATAAAAGAGGAACCAATAAATATGATTTGTGGGATGTAAGCATATCTCTGGAAGAAGTATAATGTTTCAAAATGAATACATTAATTCAATTTTTAAAGAATCCGAAAGTGTAACTCTTAAAGGATTAGTTTTAGCAGAATGGAATTTTAATGATGCAGAAAATTTGTTAAAAATTGGAAATTATAGACATCGACCATTAGAAAATTTATCTAAATATAAAAATATTATTAACTCTTATGATTCTAACGATAGTGGAAATTATTATACAGATGCAACTAATGCTGACATAGTCGTAGATGGTGGATACGATGACTCAGATGAACCACAACTTTTTACATCTATTAAAGAAAAAGAAGGGCAGTTATTTTCTTTAGAAGATTGTTTTAATAAATTTAGACCAAGATCTGGAATAAATAAAATACAATACTTTAATAATAAATATTTTCACAATTCAAATTCATACTTGGCCAATAGACCAAGATATTATATGTCAGACAAAAGAGACTATTTTAAATATTGGAGTTCTTATAGAACAGAAGACAATATTGAAAGAGGAATTGCTAAAAATATATTAAATAATAAAAATTATATAGACGACGTTGCACCTTTTGTGGTGTATAAAAATAGCATTCCAGTTAATAGAATTGTTATTAAGATGCAAACAAATGTTGGTGAAATTAACCTAGGACCATTCTCAACAATTTCTGAAAATATAGAAGATCCATTTTATGGGTATATCAATCAAACAACTCCAAGTACTTGGAAGGTTCAAGTTTTAAATAATGATAACTGGATAGACATAATTAGTTTTGATGAAAATTCTACAAGATCAAATGGAAAGAATATTGTTGGTTCTGATGGACATGTTGAATTAAAATATGGATTAGTTGTTCCATCAAAATATAAAGATAAGTTTTCTTTAGTTGATATTATTTTATCAACAACGCTATTGCCAGATACCGCTTCATATGGTGATGCATACTTAGTTTCTGACAAATATAAAAGCGAAATAGGAGTCCTTTATGTTTATAATGGATTTGACTATGATTCATTTGTTCCAGAATATGGATGGGATTTATTAGAAAATGAAATAGATAAAACTTCGATGGTAACAGAACTTGTAGACGTAATGTCATATACTAACGCTGGTACCAGTAGTATTTCATATAAAGAGTTTCAGTATATAAATGGAATAAGGATTGTAATAAGTACAATGAATAAGTTTGATAGTGTTTTTGATTTAATTGAGTTGTCTCCTAGATTGCTGGTAGACATAACAGATAATGTTACTAACTATACAATAAACAAATCAATATCTGATTTAAGCACAAACGGACTACCAGTAGGACAACTTCTGGCATCTACTGGTAACCTAGAATTAATTGATCCAGATCTTTCTTTTAATAAAAATAATACAAATAGTGTTGTACACAAATATTTAAATAATAATGTTAAGTTTAGTTTTTATGAAAGTGTAGAGACTGATGATAATATTTATCAATACATACCATTAAAAAAATTATACTCAGATAATATACCACAAACAGATGTAAAAAATGGCAAGACTTCTATACAATTAAGAGATTTATATTTTTACCTAGAACAAATAAATGCTCCTAGTTTATTTCTAACAAACGTGTCTTTAAGTTTTGTGGTTTCAACATTATTAGACTATACTGGATTTTCTAACTATATATTTAAAAAAATTGAAAATGAACAGGAACTAATTATTCCTTTCTTTTTTTGTAATGAAGAAAAAAACGTTGCACAAGTTTTAAATGATTTGGCAATATCTTCTCAATCATCTATGTTTTTTAATGAAGAAAATGATCTAGTCGTAATGAGTAAAAATTACACAGTACCAAAGTTAACAGATAGAGTATCAGATATTACCCTTTACGGTTCTAAAAATAATGAAATAAACAATAAAGAAAATATATTAAATGCAGCAATAGTTGATACGAAGGTTTTGAATTCTGGAAAAATTAACTATACTACTAGATATATTCAAAAAACTTTAGGATCAATAAAGCAAGCAACGTTAATTGATAAAGAAAAAACTTGGATATATAAACCAACACTGCTATGGGAGGTTTCTGGAAAAAGCAATACTAAAACTGTAAATGAATCTGCTGCATCAATGTCATCATATGTTCTGGCAGCAATACCACTGGGCTCATCACTATCAAATGAAATTCCATCAATTAGCAATAATGTGTTATTAAATAATACTATAGATCTTGGAGAAAACATATATTGGATTAGCAACTATAACGGATATTTTTATTCAAATGGTGAAGTCATTAGATATGACGCAGTTGAATATAGCGTTTCTGGAATAGGAAATGTTTGGATAACTAATGTTGAAGACTATGAGAATTATTTTTCTCAATTACCATTTAATGGAAAAATGTACCCAACTGGATTGATTAGAATTTATACAGATTTAGACTATGTAGAGATTAATGGGATAAAGGTTTTAAAAGAAGGGGATATAGTAAAACATGGAAGAGGTCAATTTGAAACACAAGTTACAAATCATTATGCTGGATTAAATCCATATTGGACTAATGAAAACAGTGTAAAGGGTTGCAACATGTACTCTGAATATTTGTTTGCGGATAAAGAATTAGATAAGACAGTCGTAGTTGGTGCGGCTGGAGTTAGTAACGCTATAGCAAAACAAACAACCAGAACCAGCATTATTAAAAACTTTTTATCAAGTTCTTATACTTCAGAATATGATAGCAAAAATTCAATTAATAAAAAATCAGGAAATATACAATCATCCGCACTAGTTATGACTGGACCATCATTTACCTTTGAACAAAAACCAATTAATTATATTAATTATGTTTATAAGCCACTAGACAGTAAATTTAAACATTTTGGCACTAGATTAAGAATTATTGGCAAGGTTGAGAATAATGAAGTTAGAGGTCAAACACCAATTGGAAGTATGACATATTATGTAGTTCCTGGAACTGATCCATCTCAAAATATAAGCATAGGTGGCGGCTCTGGTGGTCTTGGGGTTATGGTTAATCCTACAAATAATGTGGGGTATTATTTTGAAATTGCAGCATTAACAGAAACCAACATAGATAAATATGCCAATGGCTCTACAATTGCCAACTTAATGTTTTACAAAATAGGTAAAGATAGTGCAACAGACATGGCCGTTCCTGTAAAATTATGGTCTGGCTCAACCAACATATTAGTAGATGATGGTAACTTTACTGGACAATATAGAATGACAGGAGAGTCTAATCCAACCGTATACGATCTTGCAGTTGAATATTTAGATATTGGACAAACAAGAAAATTTTATTTATATATAAACAATAATATTGTTGCAATAGTTGATGACACAAACCCACTACCTATTTATAATAATATGTGTTTGTTTACTAGGGGAACATCCAAAATTATGTTTGAAAATATATTTGCTTTGGGAAGTAACTATGCTAAAAATGTTTCAGAAAATATAGACATACCATTTAATAAAATATTTGATAATCAAGAAATTACCTCTAATGATGCATTTAGAAAATATGCTCTAAGTTCTGTAATACAATCAACCTACTTATCTGGCATAAGTCCTTCTGAACCACCATCATATAACTTTTACTTTGATGAGTTTGGATCAATTATGAGAGAGTGTGCATACTTTAATGTTAAGTTTGACAAAGCATATCCAGCGTTATACTCTAAAATATCTCCAACTTTTAATAAAATAAAAGGATACACCGTCTCTGGATTTTTGCCAGACGCCTATGGTGCAGAATTTTTAATTTTTAACGCAACTGATACCGTTTTATCATTAGATGAAACATCTGGAAACTATTTAAGAATTCAGGGTGTTGCATTTACTCAATCAACAAATCACACTTTGACGGTAGAAGATTATTATAAAGAAAACTCAAACTATATTAAAACACAATATTTAGATGATCAGACTATAAAATCAAATACTGAATCTAAAGATAAATATAACAAGTTAAAAATAAGTAAATCCAAATATGGCACAAAAGAGTTTACTATGGACACTCCATACATACAATCAAAAGACGATGCTGAATCACTTCTTGGGTGGATTGTTAATAAAACCATAGACCCTAAAAATGCAATTGGGTTGGATATATTTGCTACACCAACAATTCAACTTGGAGATATAGTTAATATATATTATAAAAATGCCAATGATGAAGATATCATAGCATCAGAAAATAAAAGATTTGTTGTGTATAATATTGAGTATGCAAGATCAGCACAGGGTCCAACAATGAAGTTATATTGTTATGAGGTAGCAGATGAGTGATTCAATTCCAAATACACCACAAATAATATACTCTAATTCATCAGATAGTTCTTTGGTTAAGGTTGCAGATCCACAATACATAATAGTTGGAGACGAAGAAGTTTCTATAGAAACTATGTCTAACCTAATATTTGAAGATATTGGTGGACAAGAAATTATTAATATTGACAGAAACGATACGGTATTTGGCTCTAATCTTGTTTATGACAACATCTACAACTCTAGCAAAATATTACAAAATTATAATTCTTACACCTTAGCCCCAGTTTTTCAAACATCTTATGAGTACTTTAAAAACTTTACAATTGTTCTTGATCAAAAGATACCAAATGTTGCAAATGGTAACAATGGTGTAAACGTTTATATAGAATCATCAACAGGAGATTTAGTTCTAGAACTAGTTAATATTGAAGATGATGAACAAATAGAGATAAATATACTAACTAGTGGAAGCGGCTATTATGATACAATATAATATAGGAGATTTAAGTGATTACTAGTACTGGCAAAAATATAATATTGAAGTACCTACTTGGTCAAGTTCCCTCATATGCTTCATATATTGCTGTTGGTTGCGGTGCAAGGCCTTTAGAGCCATACGTTAGCGGTGCAAAACCAGACTATTCTGATAGGACAGAATTAGATTTTGAAATGTTTAGAGTACCAGTTTCTTCAAGGGGTATAGTAAATGAAGACGGCATATCAAAAATTGTTCTTACTGCAGAATTGCCAACAGAAGAAAGGTATGAAATAACTGAGGTTGGAATATATTCTGCTGGATTTAATCCATTGTTGGGTTCTAATGACAGTAAGTCTTTGCTATCGTTTACTCAGTCAGAAAATTGGAGCATTAATGGATCTAATACTTTAAATATTGTTTCAGAACCATTGGACGACCCATTAATTTTAAATGTTATTAAAGATTATTTTACAGTTAACGGATCATCTTTACAGTTAGATATTTTTCAAACAAATGCAGATAATACTATTTTCTTAAATACATCTAGGTATGAAAAGAACGAAAGGTCAAGATTTTTAAACAACATGATTTTAATGAGTGGAGACTCTTCAACATTTTCTGGATCAACAGGTTCATTGGTCGGTGCTGGTAATTTTATTCAGTTATCTGGAACATCCGTAAACCTTTCAAAATATTCTACTTCTGATGAATTTAGACTTGCCTTTAGTGTTTTAAATAAAGATGGCAATGATCTAGATATTGACACATCAAAAATTGCTGCTAGAATTTTAGTAGAATTTTCTGCATCTAATACTCCTGGTGCGTATGCAAGAATGGAGGCAAGGGTTGATCATGTTAATGATGGCTCTGCTTATGATTTTGATGTAAACAGATATTTTGTTGTTAACAAAGCATTAAAGGATATTAATATAACTCAAGGTTTTCCATGGAAATCAGTAGACACAATTAAGGTATATTCTCAAGTTTTAACTGGTGCATCAACCGCTGACACTGTAGATGGGTCTTACTATGTAGCACTAGATGCCCTGAGAGTTGAAAGCAAAAACAATATAAATCCAGCATATGGTTTAACAGGTTATACAGTTGTAAGAAATATAGATTCATTACCAATTGTAAAAAGTCCTAATACTAGCAACTACATAGAGTTTAGGTTTGCTATGGATGTTGAATAATGGTAGATCAACATATAAAAAAAGTTAGAATATTAAAAAAAGATTTACCTAATTATATAGGAAATAATGATGAACTGTTTTATCAAATGAGATATAGAATTGTTTCTGAAGATAAGAATAGGTCTTCACATTGGTCACCAATACACAAACTAGGATCAACAAGTACCTTTGAAGAAGTTGGTTTTGACATTGAAGATATTGCAGGAACAAATATTTCACATAACATTTCTATAGATAAACCAAGGCACACGGCTTCAATTACTTGGACAATGCCAGCATTATTAATTTTAAATCCAACTCCTGCACAAAAAATATTACAAGAGCAACAAGCATCAATCAAAAGTTTTGATGTCTATGTTCAGTGGAAAACAGGTAGTACTTGGGGAAATTGGACATGGGTTGGAACTTCGCAAGGTGTTCAATACTCTACGAGATATATACATCCAGGACCAACACATATAAAGTTTAGAATACAAAAGGTTACGCAGTTAAAGCAGGCTTTTGATGCTGCTACATATCTAATTAGTGATGAGAAAGACCTTTAGTGGTATAATGGAATAACTATGGCAAGAGTACCTTTACCAAATCGTGGTCAACCACTGGATGTTGGATATATATATCAAATAGCAGACACTTTAAATACATTATCTACCCAAGTTTCACCATCACTTAATAAATATATGACAATAGATACTATTTCTTCTGGAAGACAAGATGTCAAATCATCTGAAATGAGAATGGTTGGTGGATATGTAGAGGTTG